TGCAAAGGCTTGTTAAGTGCAACCCCTACAATTCCTTGCAAGCTACGCTTGAGACTTTCTTCCAAAGCTATATACCCTACCTTTAAGTTCTGAGATAGGAAGTGATACGCTAATTCTCTACACACCGTACTCTTCCCAGTACCTGAACCTGCTGCTATACACCACATCTCATTAGAACGAAAGCCTTTACACTTCTCATTCAGTTGAGTCCAAGGTAAGTGAACAATAGCCTTGGCATTAGGTTCTATTAGTACATCCCATAAGGTTGATGCTTCTTTAATAGAGTCAGGTCTACTAGGTACTGCCTTCCATAAAAGATCCTTTAACTCTGCACCTTTACCATCAACGAGCATGTCGTTGGCATCCTTGTATGGATCAGGGATGCGACAGATAGCAGCCTTGCCAGCAGGTAGTAACTCAAGTGCCTGCTGTGCTGCCTTCTGCCCTGGCTCATCGTTGTCAAAGCAGATGACCACCCATGCGAATTGACTCAGCCACTTAAGGTTTGCACCTATTGCTTTCTTAACTGACTGTGTACCTGAAGGCAGTGATACACATGCAAATTTATTTTGTTGAATTTGTGAAACGCTACAGCAATCGACCTCGCCTTCTGTAATTACGCAGAAAGTATTCGATTCTCTGCCATGATTCTGTCGCCACTTGCTCTGACCCCAGAATTGCAGGTTGCTTATGCCATCATCAGCTATCCAAATAAATTTCTTATCCCTAAATCTCAGGTGCTGTGCAGATGGTAGTCCTTGTTGATCGTTGTAAGTAGCAACGTGCACCTGCTGCTCACGATAGAAAGCTTGGTTGTAACTAAAGAAGTTAAGAGTTTCGACAGTGATACCACGCCACTCTTGTTTAAATGGCTGCAAGTTTTT